CTTCACAGAAGCTGATGTAACATACGCACTGGGTAACAGCACATCACTGTCCATTGGCGCTCCACAGGACCGCACAGGTGGTGGACGTGAGGTTGTAGTGGCTGCTATCACTGACGGCTCTGTAACTAGCACTGGCACAGCGACACACTACGCTATTGTTGACACGGTAAACAGCCGTTTGCTTGCTACATCAACTCTGACAGCGTCGCAGTCTGTTACATCTGGTAACACATTTACACTGTCTTCCGTCGCAATCGGCATCCCAGACCCTGCATAAGGTTAGCTCAAAATGGTCACTCTCGTAAATAGAGCCAAAGTCGCCACTGCCACCACAGGCACAGGCACACTAACTCTTGGTTCTGCCGAGAGTGGCTATCAATCCTTTGCTGATGCTGGTGTCGTTGATACTGATGTGGTCCGCTACGTCATTGAGGACGGTACGGCATGGGAGATCGGCACAGGAACTTACTCCGCTGGAACTCTAACCCGCACGGTGCTTGAGAGTTCCAATGCTGACGCTGCGTTGAACCTGACTGGCTCTGCGGTGGTGTATGTCTCGGCTACTGCTGAGGATATTCCGCCTGTTCTTGAACTCTACGCTGAGAACCCGTCTAGCCCTACTGCGCCTTCGGCTACAGGAACTAATGCTGTGGCGATTGGTTTTGAAAATACGGCGTCTGGGATATATGCAACTGCGATTGGGGCGAGTTCGTCGGGCCTTGGGTCCAAAGCAGTAACAGGTGCTGGAGCTATGGCCCTCGGAGGCTCCTACGCCTCTGGTGTAGATAGCTTTGCGGCTGCTATATCCAGCAACAGTGGTAGCTTTGGTGGTGCTACTGGGGCTAACTCAGTGGCTATTGGAGCTAATACGAGATCGACCTCGTTAAGAACTGTGTGCATAGGCCGTGCATCTTTTGCAACCGCAGAAAGCGCTATAGCTTTAGGCACAGGTGTATATGCTACTGGGGCTTTCTCAGCCGCTATTGGTAATTATGCAAGCGCAACGGCGGCTTACAGTTTAGCGCTTGGTAATCATTCGCACACGGAAAGCTATATAGGTAAAAAAGCCTACGCTAGTGGTCGTTTTTCTGGGACTGGAGATGCCCAAACAGGCACTTTTGTTCTCCGCAGCGATACTACAGATGCGACCCCAGAGGCATTAACAACCAACAACAGCACTGCTGGCACCACCAACCAAATCATCCTGCCCAACAACTCTGCCTATGCCTTCCACGGCACCATCGTAGCCCGTCAGCAAGCCTCTGCAGGCACTGCATGTGCAGCATGGAAGATCGAGGGTTTGATCCGCAGGGAAGGGTCGGCAGGGACGACAGTGCTTGTAAACTCTGCTACAACTATCTTGGACAATACTCCCGCTTGGGGCATGAACCTATCGGCTGACACTACCAACGGTGGCCTCAAGATCGAAGTCACAGGTGCCGCAGCTACCAACATCCGCTGGGTTGCAACAATCAACACGTCCGAAGTGACGTACTAAAGGAGGCCACAATGGCTATTCAACTCGACCTGACGAACAGCCAATATGGCACACCGTTTGCTGGTGCTTACTTCCGCATTGCTACAGCATCTATCTCTCGTATGCGTGAGGGTGGCCCCAAGTTCACCGTGATGATTGATGTCGCTGGCTATGCCACTGCTACGCCTGACGATGACACCCGTGAAGTGGACTTCCGCCGTTACCATGGTGACTTGGCTGAGGTCGAAGCATCCGCTGGTGATAACTTCCTCGACAAGTGCTATGCTTGGTTGATGACACAGGACGACATGAACGGGAGCGTTGCGGTATAATGAGCATTGTCATCGACTACACAAAGGGTTTCTTTGAAGCAGCACCTTCTGGTGAAACAGTTGGTGACATCTCAGGTAATGCTACACTAGACTTGTCGTCTGGTAATGTGTTCAGCCATACACCAACTGCTGATACTACGTTTGTGTTTAGCAACCCGCCTGCGAGTGGGACTGCTTATGGTATGACGCTGAAGGTAACGGGTGCGGAGGCAGCTTCTGGTTATGACTTGGCTAATGCGTCGTATGATAGTGTGTCTAAAACCATATCTGGGGCTTCAGGCCCTGTTGATATAAGTTTTAAGCCAGATGGCACAAAGATGTATATCCTTGATTATACTACCAAAAGGGTGTATCAGCATAACCTGTCAACAGCTTGGGACTTATCAACAGCATCAACAACAGCAAATACAAGCTATCTCGTTTCTTCGCAGTCTGGCGACCCTTACGGGCTTAGGTTTAAGTCTGACGGGTCGAAAATGTATATTGTTGATGTAGGAACTTCCGCAGCATATCAATATTCTTTATCCACCGCTTGGGACGTTTCTTCCGCATCTTATGACAGTGTTTCATTTTCATTTTCTGCGCAAGAGATAGGGGCTTGGGGTATTGAGTTTAGCCCAGATGGGGCAACTATGCTAATGGTGGGTTACGCTCAAGATGCTGTTTTTCAGTATAGTCTATCTACGCCTTGGGACTTATCAACAGCTTCTTATACTGGCTCCTCTTTGAGCTTAAGCGCCCAAGATGGCTCAAATATTGGTATGCGTTTTAGTGGCAGTGGAAACTCTCTTTTTGTTTCTGGTTATAATAATGATGCTGTGTATGAGTATTCTTTAATTTCGCCATTTAGTATTGCTGGTGCTAGCTATAGCGGGACATCGTTAAGCTTAACTACAGTTGCTGCTGATCCTAGGGGAATTGTCTTTAAGGATGACGGATTAAAGCTTTATGTCTTAAATATATCAAACGACACCATCTACCAATACACCACAGGGTCATCAGCCCCCGCAACCTTCACCTACCCAGCATCAGTAGATTGGCCTTCAGGTACAGCCCCAGATGCCCCAGCGGTAGGCGAAACAGATGTGCTGGTGTTCTACACTGAGGATGGTGGCACGACCTACTACGGCTTCCAAGCAGGGGGTGCAATGGCATGAGTGTTGCTAGACTGATGCAGATGGCGGCTGCTGGCTCTGCTGGTGCTGGCCCTGAGCCTTCTGGCTGGACCGATCCTGACTTGGGCAATGCAAGTTATGATAGTGTTTCATTAGATATAAGCGCAAAAGCAACATTTTCAGGAGGGCTGTGGTTTAAGACAGATGGCACAAAAATGTATCATACGCAGAGTGCTACTTCTACTGTTGCCGAGGTCCATGAGTATGATCTATCCCCAGCATGGGATATTACCTCTGCAACATTTTTGCAAACATTTGATGCGATTGCACAGATTGTAAGTTTGCAGCATGTCTCGTTTAGCCCTGATGGGACTCAGATGTATCTAGTTTGCTTTACAAACGATATTTTGTATCAATACAGCTTATCAGCGGCTTGGGATATTTCTACAGCGTCATATGCCTCAAAAAGTCTAGATGCATCTACGCAAGAAGGCCAGTTAAGAAAGGCGTTTTTTAAAACTGATGGAACTAAGGTTTTTTTAACTGGTTCTTCTGGAGATGCCGCATATGAATACGACTTATCAACACCTTGGGACATAAGCACATCAACTTATGTGGCGACATTCAGTGTGTCATCTCAAGAAACTTCACCAAGCAGTTTGTTTTTCAATCCAGACGGAACCAAGATGTTTCTTGGTGGTGTTGTTACAGATGCCATCTATCAATACAGCCTATCAACGGCTTGGGGTATTTCCACAGCGTCATATGATAGCGTTAGCTTTAGTTTTGCCTCGCAAGATATTGTTCCTCAAGCGGTATTCTTTAAACCAGATGGCAGTAAAATGTATATGTCAGGTCCTATCACAGACACCATCTACCAATACTCAACTGCATAAGGAGTTCCCATGCTACTCGTGAAAACATCAAACGGACAGGTAGAGCAATTCCCTTACACGCTCGGAGACCTTCGCCGTGATAACCCGCAGACATCTTTCCCAAAGGTCATCCCTGACACGATACTGCGGCGCAATGCTGTATTCCCTGTAGGGGAACTGGCAAAGCCTGACTTTGATCCTCTGGTACAGACACTCAAGCGTGATGACATGCCACACAAGGAAGTCATCCGCCTAAAGACTGAGGGAGATGCCACAGACTACATCACGGGAGAAATTGACCAGTCTCAGGTTGGCCAGCCCATCTACGGCAATAAGTGGCTTGTAGGCTACACGGTTGAGAACAAGCCGCAGGATCAGGCTGAGCAAGCTGTCCGCAACAAGCGCAACAAGCTGATCGCAGACACTGACTGGATGGCCCTAAGTGATAATGCCATGACACATGAGTGGGCATCGTATCGACAAGCACTTCGTGATATAACAGGACAAGCTGGCTTCCCGTATAGCATGATCTGGCCCACTAAACCTTGAGGTAAAATATGCTAGGATTTTCCCCACTCGCCTCTGCACCTCTTGGAGATGATGGGGTTACGGCAGAGATTATCTACATCATCAACGGTGTGTCCATTACAACTGGTCAACCATTACTTGGTCAACCTTCTGTAGTTGAAACTACCCCGCTTCTTGCTGATGGTATTACAACTAACCAGCCCACTGTTGAAGCAAGTTCTGTTAATCAGGACCACATATTAAGCCTTGTGGGTATCACTACAGGTTTCCCAATCGTCCTTGGCATTACAATGTCGGAACGAGAGGCCTTAAACGCTGATCCAATTTCCTCGGGCATACCTGTAGTCGGTCTTCCGAATATTACGCAAGATCATTCCGTAATTATCGAAGGTATTACAACTGGTCAACCTATTGTTCAGGAAGAGACTGTTGTTCAGACCCACGACCTCACAGCAGCTAACATCAATACTGCACCACCTACGTTAGGTGTAACGACACTAGACCAGACAGACGTCATTTCCGCTGAGGGTATCACAACAGGTCAGCCTGTAGTACCAGACATCACAGCCTTTGAAGACGAGACACTTTCTGGCGATAACATCACAACTGGAACACCTGTAGTTGCCACTACAACGATGATCCAGACACATCTCTTTGTTGGTGTAGGTATAACGACAGGTGTTCCTGTTGTAGGCCAACTCTCCACCAACTCATCTAAGAGACGGGTGGTATCAGTTACAGCTAATTCAGATAACACAGCTACACTATCTGAAGCATATAATACCGCAGACTTTAGTCGCACAACAAATACAGCAACATTTAGTAATAACCAAAATAGGGCAGCGTAATGGCATTTAGAATTAAACAGAATGACACGTCACCTTCCCTTGAGGCTACACTTTCAGATGCTAACCTTGTTCCAGTAAAGATCACTGCTGCTACTGTCATGCTACATATGAAAGCTATTGGTGGTGATGTAGTTCTTGATGAACAGATGACAATCACTGATGCTGAGAATGGTGTCGTTCAATACGACTGGCAGGTTGGTGATACATCCACGGTAGGCACTTATTACGTAGAGTTTGAAGTTACATATTCAGATGGTAGCATTGAGACCTTTCCTAACACAGGTAGCCTACCTCTGGTGATTACACGAGAGTTGAACTAATGACTACTTGGTCTAGAAAGAACTATGAGCTTCCTGAAGCTAGGTTAGTTCAAGCTGAACGTGAGATATACAATCA